ACAGGGATGTTCGTTCCGCCAAGGCTGCGTGCCTCTACGTATCCCCTGACGGGGACAAGATTTAAACGATGCCTATGGGCGCGAACTCGATGCTGAAGGCGAACCAGACGCAGACCCCGAACGGGACTGCGGTCAACGCCTCTATGGCGTTGGGCCTGCCGGGGCTCGGCAGCAACCTTCAAGACCAGCTCAGCGAGCAAGACGAGGCGCGCAAGAAGAAGCTCCTCGCCGGCACGCAGGACAATCCCGTGCAGTACGGCAGCGACCTACTCGGCGCGTCGGGTACGCTCTTCGGCCTAGGAGGGGCGGTGCGTCATGTCTGACAGTTACTCGACCGGCATGATGACCGACGCCGATCAAGCGCTCGTGTTCGACACGATGCAGCTCTTCAGCCAGCTCCAGACCTGGCGGAATACCTTCGCCGCGCAGTGGGAGGAGGTCGCTTCGCTGATCCTGCCGACCTCGCGCAACACCTTCTTCTACGGGAACTTCAACTGGCCCGGTCAGAAGAAGGCGGATCAGCAAGTGGACAGCACCGGCATGGTCGCGCTGCACCGCTTCGCCGCGATCCTGGACAGCCTCCTCACGCCGCGGAACATGGTGTGGCACGGGCTGAAGTCCGACAACGACGACATCATGAAGGACCGCCGCGCTCGGCTGTGGTACGAGCAAGCGACCCGCACCCTGTTTAAACTGAGGTACGCGCCCATTGCGAACTTCAGCTCGCAGAACCAACAGCAGTACCAATCGCTCGGGGCCTTCGGCACGGGCGGCATGTTCATCGACCAGGCGCAGAACGCGGCCGGCAACCTCGTGCAGGGCTTCCGCTACAAGGCGATCCCGCTCGGAGAGCTGTTCCTGATCGAGAACCACCAGGGCCTCGTGTGTGGCTTCATTCGGTGGTTCAGGCTGACGGCCTATCAGGCGGCGCAGAAGTGGGGCAAGGAACGCCTGCCGGCGTCGCTCCTGCCGATGCTGGAGAGCCAAAGTCAGACCCCATTCGACTTCCTCCACGTCGTCCAGCCGAACAAGGACTACCGGCACGCCGCGCTCGGCCCGGTCGGCATGGCCTTCAGCTCCTACTACGTGAGCATTCAGGGCCAGTGCATCATGGACCGCGGCGGCTACCGCACGTTCCCGCTGGCGGCCTCGCGCTACGACCAGGCACCGCAGGAGACCTATGGGCGCTCGCCGGCCATGATGGTCCTGCCGTCGCTCAAGACCCTCAACGCCGAGAAGCGCGTCTTCTTGAAGCAGGGCCACCGTGCGGGCGATCCCGTGCTGTTGACCGCGGATGACGGCCTGATCGACGTGAGCCTGAAGCCGGGCGCGATGAACAAGGGCGGCATGTCCCCGGACGGCAAGCCGCTGGTCGGCATCCTTCCGACCGGCTCCATTCAGATCACGAAGGAAATGATGGAGGAGGAGAAGGCGCTTGTGAACGATATGTTCCTCGTGTCGCTCTTCCAAATCCTGGCCGAGAGCCCGCAAATGAGCGCGACCGAGGTCATCGAGCGCGTGAACGAGAAGGGCATCCTCATCGCTCCGGTCGTGGGCCGGCAGGGGGATGAATACCTCGGGCCGATGATCGACCGCGAGCTGAACCTCGCGAATGAAATGGGGCTGCTTCCGCCCCTGCCACCGATCCTCCAGGAGGCGGCCGGCGACTATCATGTCAACTACACGTCGCCCCTGGCGCGCGCCGCGCGAGCCCAAGAGGCCGCCGGCTTCATGCGGACGGTCGAGACGGCGACGAACATCGCGCAGGCGACCGGCGATCCCAGCACGCTCGACGTATTCGACTTCGATACGGCTCTGCCCGACATCGCCTACATCCAGAGCGTGCCGGAGAGCTGGATGGCGGACCCGAAGGCGGTGCAGGCCAAGCGGCAGGCGCGTCAGCAAGCCGCGCAGCAGGCGCAGCAGGTTCAAGCCGCGCCGGCCGCCGCCGCCATGATGAAGGCGCACGCCGCCCAGGCCAAGGCTGGACTTCCGCCCGGCTCTATGCCACAAGGACCGCAGGGACCACCCGCGCAAGGACAGTGAACGTGAGGATATTCGTCTCGCTCGATACGGAGAGCGGCATTGTTCGCCGCTACTCCGAGAACGCCAACCCGACGCACGAGGCCGGGCTCACGCATGACCCGGATGATGCGGTGAGAACGCAGACGGTCATCGAAGGGTTCCGCCAGAACCCGCACATGGACTTCCGCGTCAACAAGCCGCGGGTCCGCACCTATGAGGACGCGGTAGCCGAGCAGCGCGCACGGCGCGAAAGGAACGCGGAGCAGCAGCTCTTGCTCGGGCCGCCCCTCTCGCATCGAGACGAAGCCTGATGGGCGCGATCCGCGACACCATGAATTACCTCCGGCGTCGTCGGAGGGATTACCAGCTTACGTTTAAACATGCCGTCCCAGGGCAGAATGTGCTGGCCGACCTGGCGAAGTTCTGCCGGGCCAATGAAACGTGCGTCATCCCGGATAACAGGGACCTTACCCTGATCCTGGAAGGTCGTCGTGAAGTGTGGTTGAGGATAGCCAACCACCTAAACCTGTCCGATGAGCAGTTATATGCCTTGCTCACCGGGCGTAACTTCAACCCCCACGAGGCGGATAAGGAAGAAGACTGATGCGTAACTTCATGATGAGCGGCGCGACGCGCGCCTACGACGTGGACGCCGGCACGGGTGGTGGTGATGCTGCCGCAGCCGCAGCCGCAGCCGCAGCCGCCGCCGCAGCGGCCAAGCCGTGGTACGACGGAGCAGACGCCGAGCTGGTCGGGCATATCCAGACCAAGGGCTGGCACGACAAGCCGGCGAACGAGGTTGCGCTCGCCGCGATCCAGGCCCACCGCGAGGCCGAAAAGTACATCGGCGCTCCCGCGGATCGGGTCATCAAGCTGCCGGCGAATAAGGACGACGAGGCCGGCTGGGCCGATGTCTACGCCCGGCTCGGCGCTCCGAAGGACGCCAAGGAGTACGACTTCAGCACCGTCAAGGTCGGTGAGGAAGCCCCGGACGCGGCGCTGGTGGAGTTCTTCCGCTCGCAGGCGGCGGCGCTGCACCTCCCCAAGGACGCGGCGGTAACGCTCCTGGACAACTACCTCAAGCATCAGAACGAGCTGGGAGCGTCGGCAGCGGCAGACAAGACCGCCAAGCTGGCCGAAGAGCACAAGACGCTCGATGCGAATTGGGGCGCGAACAAGGACGCCAACCGCTTCATCGCGCGCAAGGGCGCGGAGAAGCTTGGTCTCGACGCCGCTGCGGTGGACGCGCTTGAGGGCGTGGTCGGCTACGCGAAGGTGATGGAGGCGCTCCGCAAGGTCGGCGAGCTGAGTGGCGAGGCCTCGTTCATCAGCGGCAGCGGCATGACCAAAGACGGGATCATGACACGCGAACAGGCGGTCTCCCGAAAGGCCGAGCTGATGGCCGACAAAGTGTGGGCCAGCAAGTACCTCGAAGGGGACGCCCAATCCGTCAGGGAAATGACGGCCCTCATCGCGATTATCGCGGGCGACTAGGAGTTTAAACATGGCAGGCGCGTCACCTCAATCGGCCTCGGGTTCGATCTTCGACACCTTGGCCCGGTTGCTTCCGCAGAGCGGCGGGATCATGAAGGCGTCGGACGCGCTTGGCATGGCGAACGCTCAGAACGCCGACCCCAAGGCGCAGAAGGCCGCGCTCGCCGCGCAGCTTGCTGCGATGAAAGCCAAGGGGCCGGTTGACGGCCACTATTCTAAGGCCTGGCAGGATCAGGTCAACGACCTGGAGCGTCGTGTAAACGACATCCGGTAGGGCCGTTTAAAGCCCCCGATTTGACAACGGTCAAATCCCATGGCATCTTGAAGCTGAAGAGGCCGCCTCCCGGCTGAATAAGCAGGACCCTCGGGTCCGGGCGTAAGCAGGAGGTCGAAGTTCACCCGTAGGATACGTCGGGCGGCCACACTCTCTTTCGAGGCCCCGCGTGGTGCGGATAAGCCAGGCAACTCCAGTTTAAACGGAGGCTTGGCTTAAGCCATGTCCGAGAACCTTTTCAAACTCTGGACCACGCAGTTCAGCACCAACCTGGAGCTGCGCCTGCAACAAATGGGCTCGAAGCTGCGCGGCAAGGTCCGCGAGGGCTTCCACATCGGCAAGCAGGCCTCGCCGACCAACTACATCAGCCCGGTCCAGCTCAAGGCCCCCGCCGGCCGCTTCGCGCCGAAGAACCGGACGGACCCCGACTTCCAGCGCCGCTGGGTCTTCCCGCAAGACGGCGAGATCGACCAACTGATCGACAGCTTCGATGAGCTGAAGACCATCGTGGACCCGAAGTCCCAATACGTGACCGGGGCCGCCAACGCGGTCGGCCGCGCCTGGGACGACTGCATCATCGCCGCCGCTTTCGCCACCGCGCAGATCGGCCAAGATGCCGGCGGCCTGTCGGGCGAGAACTTCGACACCTCGAAGTATCGCGTCAGCGACACCTTCGCCTCCACGGCGTCGAGCGGCCTGACCGTCGCCAAGCTGATCGAAGCGAAGCGCATCTTCCGCCACAACCACGTGGACCTGGAGAACAAGGTTGACGAAAGCCTCTATCTCGTCATCGGCTCCAAGCAGGAGAGCGATCTCCTGAACCAAGTCCAGGTCGTGTCCACGGAGTTCAATGACAAGCCCGTCCTGGTGGACGGCTCGGTCACGCGCTTCCTGGGCTTCGACATCATCGTCAGCGAACGCCTGACGGTCACGTCCAACCTCCGTCAGGTCATCGCGGGCGTCAAGTCCGGCATGTACCTCGGCATGTGGAAGGACCAGACCAACCGCGTCAGCCAGCGAAACGACCTGTCCGGCGAGCCCTACGACCTCTACACCAGCACGTCTTACGGCGCTACGCGCCTGGAGCCGGGTCGTCTTCTGCAAATCCTCTGCGCCGACACCACGGGAGCCGACATCACCCCGTAAGGGCCGAGCACCGGGGCGGTTTAAACGCCATCCCACCCCTCCCCCTCTCGCTGTGAAGGAACAGAAACATGGGTACTTCCACTCTCAAGAGCGCGCCGATCACCAACCTCGACGCCATCCCCGCGGTCCCGAACACGACCGGCGAGGGCTCGCCCGGCTACATCCGTGAGGTCGGCGGCTTCGTCACCGCCGTCGCGGCCGACGCCGCCGGCTCGACCTATCGTCTGGCCCGCGTGCCCTCCAACGCCAAGGTGAAGCACGTCTTCTTCACCTCCGAAGCGCAGGGCGCGGGCAAGGTGCAACTCGGGGTCTACTACTCTGACAGCACCATTGACGGAACCGCGGTCGCCAACCAAGGCGTAGTGGTCCCGACGACCGGCGTCAACTTCTTCGCCAACGACATCGACATCACCGCCGCCGTCAACTCGGTGGACGAGGTGACACAGAACATGGCTACGGCCGGTGCGAACAACCTGTCGCTGGTGAACCAACCGCTGTGGCAAGCCCTCGGCCTGACGGCCGATCCGGGCGGCTACCTGGATGTCGTCGCCACGGTCCACACGACCGCACCACGGGGAACGACATTGAGGTCCGTATCGACCTCGCCGCCGGCTGGACCAAGCTGGAGATCGAGGAGGCCCTTGAGCGCATCGTGCGCTTCATCCTCGACCCCGGCAACAGCACGACCATCGCGCTGTAGGAGAGCGTTTAAATGCGCGCTCAAGAGACAGTCACCTTCCTTAGCAATGCCGCGGCCGGCACTTCCTCGACCTTCGAGCTGCACGGCGGCCGGTACGTCCTGGAGTGCGCGGCGACCGGCTCTGGCGGCACGCTCGCCTTGCAAGGCAAGGGGCCGGATGGCGCGACCTTCGTCACGATCCCGCCGAGTATCGGCACAGCGTTGACGGCGAGCGGCGCGGTGGTCTATGATCTGCCGCCTGGACAGTATCAGGTCGTGGTCACGACACTCTCGGCCATCTACGTGAACGTCAGCCGCGTCCCCGAGGAGTAGGGGCCGCCTCTTAGGAGCCGCCCCTTGGCGAACTACCAAAACAGCGTTGACATCGCCAACCGCGCGCTCCAGCACTGTGGCGCAGGCCGCATCGCCGCCTTCACCGACGACAGCAAGGCCGCGGCCGACGTGGCGTTCTGCTACGACAAGCTGCGCGAGGCCGAGCTGCGCCGCAACGTGTGGGTCTTCAGCATCCGCAAAGCTGCGGTACGCCCCGTGGATACGACCACGACCCGCCTCGTGCCGGTCGCCTGGGCTACTGGCACGACCTACGCCGCGGGCGCTGTCGTCACCTCCGGCGGGCTTCTGTGGGAGAGTACGGCTGCCGGCAACGTCGGGAACATCCCCGGCCTGGACGCCTCCCCGTGGGAGCTGTACGCCGGCCCCTTGACCATCCGAGCCTTCACGCTGAACTCGGACAGTACGGCCAGCGACACGGCATACTACAGCGGTGAGCTGGTACTCAGCGCGGGCACGGTCTATCGCTCCATCGTCTCCAACAACAGCGACATTCCGCCCACGGCCAACTGGCTTTCGCTAGGCGCGGCGAGCGGCGTGCTGTCGATCCTGTACCCCGTGGGCGCGGGGCCGGTCTCCAACACCGACACCCGCAACGTGTTCATCCTGCCGAACAGCTTCATGCGTGAAGCGCCGCAGGACCCCAAGCAGGGCAACATCAGTTGGCTCGGAGCGCCGCACGGCAGCTCGCCGAACGATTGGGCCTTCGAGAACGGGATGCTGGTCAGTCAGTCCGAGAGCCTGATCGTCATGCGCTTCGCCGCGAGCGTGACGCGCGTCCCCGCCATGGACCCGATGTTCTGCGAAGGCCTGGCCGCCCGGATCGGCCTGGAGGTCTGCGAAGACCTGACGCAGAGCGCCGACAAGCTGAAGACCATCGGGTCGCAGTACAACCTCTTCATGCGCGAGGCGCGCGAGGTGAACGGTATCGAAGTCGGCCCGGTTGAGAGCCCGGAGGACGACTATCTGGTGTGTCGTATCTGATGGCAGACGCATCGTATCTGGCGACATCCTTCCTCGGCGGTGAGTGGAGCCCTCTCGTTCAGGGGCGTATGGACGACCCGCGCTATCGCTCTGGTTTAAACGTCTGCCGCAACACGATCCCGCTTGAGGAAGGCTCGGCCACTCGCCGGCCGGGAACGCGACTCATCAGGCCAACGCGGCAGGGCGCGTTCGGAGTGCTGCGCGCGTTCGACTTCTCCGAGGCCCATCCGTACCTCCTGGAGCTGACGGCCGGGCATCTTCGCCTGATCGCCGGGACGAACCTCGTGGTGGAGAGCTTCGGAGAGCAAACGGTTGCGTCCGTCTCCTCGGCCAACCCGGCGGTCGTACTTACCGGCGGCGCTCACGGCTGGACGACGGGCGACGAGGTGCAGTTTAAACTTGATCCCGCCTCGGCCGCCAATTCCGGCGTCGCCCCGCTCCTCGGCCGGGACCTGGCGATCACCGTGCTCAGCACCACGACCTTCAGTATCGCCGATGCCCTGACGGGTGCGAACATCGACGGCTCGACCGTGAACCTCGGGTCCAGTATCCTGTCCGTGTTCCGCATCGCTGACTTCCCGACGACCTATGCGTCAACGGAGTTGTCCGCAGTCAATCAGGTCCAGGATCAGTCGAACCTCCTGTTGCTGCACAAGGCGCATATACCCTACGCCGTGCAGTCCACGTCACCGGAAGCCGGCAGCAGTTTCGCGGTCTTCAGCCTGGGCCAAGCGACCTTCCTGGACGGGCCGTATCTCGATCCCCCGACCGATGGGACGACCATCACGGCGAGCGCGAAGACCGGCTCCGTCACCTTGACCCTGGCCGGAGGCTCGACGCGCTTCTCCGCGACGGACGTGGGACGGCTCGTGCGGCTCTTCTCCGAGCCGGCGGCGTGGGCTATTGCCACGTCCTACGTCATCGGGGATCAGGTCAAGTACAACGGCGACTACTATCAAGCGCTCGCGGCGAATACCGGAAAGCAGCCGGACGCGGACCTTGTGAATTGGGGCGTCTCGACCACCGCCGCGGCCTGGACCTGGGCGACGATTACCGCCTTCACCGACACGACGCATGTCACGGCTACGATCAAGGGCGCGGACCTTCTGCGGACGACCGCCTGCGCCACCTGGAGGTTGGGTCTCTTCAGCGCCACGACGGGCTATCCCACGTGCGGGACCTATCACGAGGGCCGGCTTTGGCTGGCGGGCGTTATTGGTAATCGCCTAGACGGTTCCAATAGCAACGATTTCTTCAACTTCGCCCCGACTTCGGCTGATGGCACCGTTGCTGATAATAACGCCTGCGCTTATGTATTCAACGCGCAAGACGTGAACCAAATCTTCTGGATGGAGCCTGACGCGCTTGGGATCATCTGCGGGACGCAAGCCGGCGAATGGCTGGTCCAGGCCTCGGCGCAGAACGACCCGCTCACGCCAACCTCGGTCCAGGCTCACCGCCGGACGAAATACGGCTGCGCTAACGTGCCGGCCAAGCGGTCGGGAACGACCATCGCGTTCGTCCAGCGCTACAACCAGAAGCTCCTGGAGTACGTGACCACGGACTTCCGCGGGCTCAGCGCTAAGGCGCTCAGCACGACCGGCAAGCACCTCTTGACGGCAGGCATATCGGAGCTGGCTTACCAGCGCGAGAAGACGCCGATCCTATGGGCGCGCACGGGTAATGACACGCTCGTCGGCTGCACCTACCGCCGCGAGAGCCCCTATGCGTCCGACCCGCCTGACTTTGCCGGCTGGCACCGCCATGACCTGGCCGGAGGCTACACGGTCAAGAGCATACAGGTTGGGCCGAATTTCGATGGCACGCTCGATGCTCTGACTATGGTAGTGAAGGACCCGGCGACTGGCTTTCACTACAGCCAACTCCTGACCGACACCTTTGATGTCGATTGGGCGATTACCGATGCTTTCTTCGTGGACTTCGCCGAAACTCCGTCCATGTACGAGTTCATCGCCGGGACGCCCAATATCCTGCGGTTCTACAGCCTTCACTACCTGGCGGGCAAGACCGTTGACGTGTTCCTGGGCGGGATCGACTGCGGCCAGATTGCCGTTGCCGCGGACGGTCATCTTGACGTGCCAGTGGATAGCACGACGATCCCGCTCCTGACCTCCACGTGGCTTGCAAGTTTAAACAGCTCGTCCAACTTCCACGGCCTCGGCGTCGCGATCCAGCGCACTCCGGCCGGAACGGCGAATGTTCCTACCCTGACTGGCGTGCTCCAGTTCGACTTGAGCACCATGAACAACAATTTCAACGGGGGCTTCGAGGTCGATTGGGACCTCGGTTACTCTGTTGCAGCGCATGTCGCGGATAGCTTGTATGTCGTGGACGACATCAAAACCGGCGCGCGGATCGCTGGCCCGATCTCTTGCGCCAACGTGTCGTCAGGCTTTAAGCTTGGAGAGGACGGGTGCATTTACGGCGCGGTGATCGCGAGTAACCAAGCGATCCTGCACCGCATCAATCGTCTGACCGGCGTGGACATTGTGACGTTCGGCGTGTCGAGTTCAAGCTTCACGACCGACGCGACCCATTGGGCTTTTCCAAACGACTTCGACACCTTCAAGTCGGGGAACAATCTCTTCCTGATCTCTACCGCAGCGAATGTCAGTCAGACCAGCAATCAGGTCTCCGTCCTGAACCTGGGCGCGAACACGACCGACGCCATCGCTTGGGACGGTGTAGTCCACCACTTGGACGAAGGCGGTGCGCGCGTGACGCGGGGCAAGCCCACCTCCAGCGGCATCGGCCGGGCTTTTGTTCTGGCGGCCGGATCGCTTGCGTGCGGGCTCTATCAGTTTACAGTCCAGGCGAACATTTCCTCCAAGGCGAAGATCGGCCTGGTCGCAGCAACGGGTATTCCCGGCTGGACCCACTTCACTTCGCTCGGGGGCATTTGCTGTGACGAGACGGACGGTCATATCCTCGCGGACGTGACGGAAGTTCTGCCGCCGGCCTTCGCCAGTGGTTCGACCTATGCGGCCGGCGATCTCGTGTCGATTGGCGGGCATGACTACTTCAGCCTCCAAGGCAGCAATACCGGCCACACGCCTGCCTCCAGTCCGACGTTCTGGCAAGACCTCGGCGTGAGCGGCCCGGCCGAGAGCCGCATCATCAAGATCAGCTCGCACACGGGCGCGGTCCTCTGGTCGCTCGTCGTTGCCGACAGCGTGATCTCGAATACGAACCGTGTGCAGCATGGCCGGCTCAACATCCTGACGTGGCTTTCGTCCAACTCTGCGCTCTCGTCTATCAACACGGCGACAGGCGTGGCGACCGTGACGCCTAACCTCAATTCCCTGGTCGGCGGCACCCCGCAAACCACGAACGACCTTACCGGCGAGATCATCCTGAAAGGCGTGTATGCGAGCGGCGGCACCCTGGCGCAGATCGGCAGCACGTCGGCCAGCTTCACCGGGCTCATGACGCTCGGCCCTGCCGCTGGCCCGGCCGTGCCCGCTGCGCTGCCGCCGACCGATGGCGTGGTCTGGACGGTTCCCGCGGCCATCGGCTTCACCTACACGTCGCAGGGGCAAATCCTGCGGCCCATCGCTCCGCAGGAGACCGGCGCGCAGAACGGCCCGGCGCTCGGTAAGACGCGACGTACCCATATGTTCGCGGCGCTCCTTCAACAGACGCAGGGGATCAGCTTCGGCACGGACTTCACTAAAATGCGCGTTGGCCGACTTCGTTCCGGCGGGGGAAGCCCCTTCGCCCTGACGACCCTCTATTCCTCGATCCTCCAGGACAACTTGGAGGATGACTACAGCTTCGACAGTATGCTATGCTGGCAGATCACCCGGCCGTACCCCGCGACGGTCTGCACCCTCGGCGCGTTCCTACATACGCAGGACAGATAGATGCCCGTTTCAGCAGGCGGTTTCGCAGACCTCGGCAGCGCCGCGTCCGACCTCTTCGGTGGGATCGGACAGTTTGAGAGCGCGGGCGGCTACAAGGCTGCGGCGGGCTTCGCGCAGGAGAACGCTGGCATTGCCGAGCAATCGGCCCGTATCCAGGGCATGATGGCTCAGCGCCAGATCACGCAAACCCTCGGCGGGCAACGGGCGGACATCGCCGGAGCTGGCCTCGCGGCCTCGGGTTCGGCTCTCGACGTGGTGAGGGATAGCGCGCAGCAAGGGTCTCTGACGAAACAGCTCATCGCCAATCAAGGCGCAATCAACGTCCAGGGCTACGAGGCTGAAGCCGCGAACTACAATGCCATGGCGTCGGCGGCGAAGACGGCCGGCAAGGGCGGGATTATCGGGAGCCTGATCTCGACCGCCGCAGCCGTGGTCGCGTTCAGCGACGACT